TTTTCTGCGTTATTTGCAGCGATTGGAACAACTTATGGCAATGGCAACGGATCAACGACTTTTAATGTTCCGGACTTGCGCGGTGAGTTTATTCGCGGACTAGATAGCGGCAGAGGCGTTGACAGCGGTCGAGGGCTTGGGAGCCAACAGGCTTCTGCAAACGTCAGTCACACGCACGAAGTTGAAGGGAACACAAACACTACACAAATCAGGGGCACAGTCCGAAATATTTCGGAGACTTACGCTGGCCTAGGCACGGCTAGTGGCGTGTTTTCAAAAATGTCGAACCAAGATGCGGGACTGACGCCAGGTGACCCCAACACAAGCGCTACCGGTGGTTTTTCACTAAATGCTGACCACTTCCACCAAATTGATATTACGAGTGGAAGTAGAGGCGGTACCGAGTCGCGTCCGCGCAACATCGCCCTGCTTGCCTGCATCAAAACATGACGCAAGGTAAAATCACGTAAGGAGGTGCCTTATGGCTATCAGCCCTGGGACGTACAACGTAAGCATCCAGCGCAGAAGCGACTGGAGCGTGATCTTGCAATTCAAGGACAGCACTAATACGGCTATAAATTTGACTGGTTATACGGTTTATGCGCAGGCGTGGGACAAGGCGCGCTCAACAAAATACGCAGACTTTGGCGTTGCTTATACAGACCGAGCCAACGGCAAGGTCACGATCAGCCTGACTGACGCCCAAACAGCAACCTTCATCGACGAGGTGTATTACGACGTAATGCTGGAGAACGGCAATGGATTGCGGGAGTATTACTTGGAAGGCGTTATGTTTGTGTCACAGGGGTACACGTCGCCATGACAGCAGTCAACGTAACGACTGACGGCAAGACGGTAGTCGTTGAAGACACCACTACAAACACTGTCTCGATCACCACAACTGGTCCTCAGGGTCCTGCTGTAGATGGATTCTTCTTTGATGGAACCGCTAAAGTAGATAACAGCATCGTCTACTACGACTCGTCCGCTGGCGAGTTCAAGGCAGACGACACTTGGACAATCCAAACACTCGTGACCGGGGGCAACTTCTAAGCCATGGCAAACGTCATCCGCATAAAGAAGAGGTCAGCGTCAGGCAGCGCGGGGGCACCTGCGGCGCTCGCTCCATCGGAGCTGGCATTCAACGAAAATAGTGGCGACCTAAAGCTGTATTACGGCTTGGGTGATGATGGCAATGGTGAGGCCACTTCAATCATCACGGTTGGCGGCTCTGGAGCGTTTTTCAGCAAAACCGACGCAAGAGCTGCAAATGGCGTTTTGGCTGGTCCAACGACTGGCTCTGACGCAAACCCGACTTTCAGGGCTTTAGTCGCCGCCGATATTCCTAGTCTTGCCCACACCAAGATCAGTGATTTCGACACTGGTGTGCGGACTAACCGCTTGGATCAGATGTCTGCCCCTACGGGCAATGTTGACATCAACTCCAACAAGCTGACCAACGTCACTGACCCGACTTCGGCGCAGGATGCAGCGACCAAGGCGTATGTCGATGCGGTCAAGACTGGCCTGGACGTAAAGGATTCGGTCAAGGTGGCCACCACGGCCAACATCACGCTGTCTGGAACGCAAACCATTGACGGTGTTGCGGTTTCTGCTGATGAGCGTGTGCTGGTCAAGGACCAGTCAACTGGATCTGAAAACGGGATCTACGATTGCAAGGCTGGGGCCTGGGCACGTTCCAGCGACTTTGACGCAGACAGCGAAGTCACGTCTGGCGCGTTTGTCTTTGTTGAGCAAGGCACTGCAAACGCAGACTCTGGTTTCGTCTTAACCACCGATGGCACAATCACGGTTGGCTCTACTGCGTTGAGCTTTACGCAGTTCTCCGGCGCTGGTCAGATCACAGCAGGAGATGGCCTGCAGAAGTCAGGCAACGCACTGTCAGCCGACCTCAAGGCCAACGGTGGGCTTGTTATTGAGTCTGCTGAAATTGCTCTGAAGCTGGATGCAAGCAGTATCACCGGAACTCTTGCCATTGGCGATGGTGGCACGGGCTCAACTTCTGCCTCCGATGCCAGAACGGCACTTGGCGTAGCAATCGGAAGTGATGTTCAAGCGTTTGACGCTGATCTAACTAATCTTTCAAGTTGTCAGTCTGGAGCGTCTGCAGCTCTGGCCGCGCTGACTTCTACAGAAGTCGCAATTCTGGACGGCGCAACGGTTACGACTGCTGAGCTGAACATTATGGATGGCAACACCTCAGCAACATCAACAACGCTTGCAGCCGCTGATCGCATGGTGATGAACGATGCAGGCACTATGAAGCAAGTTGCATTGACTGATTTGATTACTTTCATCGCCAACGGAACGGCTAGTTCTTACGTGGTCGATGGCGGCACTTATTGAGGTAACTCATGTCTAACACCATCAAGCACAAAAGGGGCACATCTACCCCTGGAGCGTCTGATTTGGTTGCTGGTGAGTTAGCAATCAACACAAGCAATGGCGATGTTTTTACTAAAACTGACGGCAACGCGGTCGTACAGGTTGGGCGTGACGTTGTAGACGACACCTCGCCTCAGCTTGGTGGCGACTTGGATATGAACTCCAACTTTATTTCCAGCGGAATCCTTGGAGTCAAGAACACGGGTGCTCAGTCAGAAGTTCGTTTGTACTGCGAATCCAACAACGCGCACTATGCGTCAATCAAGGCACCACCTCATAGTGGTTTTTCTGGAAATATCACATTTACGATGCCAGGCACGGATGGCAGCGCCAACCAAGTTTTAAAAACTGACGGGTCTGGCAATCTTGACTGGGTTGCCCAAACCGCTGCTTATACAAACAGTGATGTTGACGCGCATTTAAATCAAAGCAACCCAACTTCTGGATACGTGTTGAGCTGGAATGGCTCAGATTACGCATGGGTTGCACAATCCGGCGGGGGAGGCAGTACGTCACCAGGCGGCAGCAACACTCAAGTACAGTTCAACAACTCAGGCAGCTTTGGAGGGTCTTCAAACCTAACATTTGACGGCACAAACTTAACTTGCGGAGGCACTGTTAGTGCTGTATCTTCTGCATCAAGCACTGCTGGACTGAGAAAAATTACCACTTCAACGTCTAGTCCTTCTGGCGGTTCAGATGGTGACATCTGGATCAAATACACTGCTTAAAAAATGACTGTTTACTACGTTGATTTTTCTGGGTCTGCTGGCAGTGGCAATGGAAGCTCGTTTGCTAATAGGGCCAGCTTAATTAAAAACATATCACACGGCACCTTAACCGCTGGAACGGATGAGATTAGGTGCAAAGGCAATCCAGTAACTTCGCTGGGCACTGCAAAAATAATAAATCTTGGCCGAGATTATCCAAGTTATGGCTCTGAGTATTTATCTGGGAGTGATCTTAATTACGTCAATTCAACTGGCGAAACTTATTGGACTGATGATGGTTGGCAGACTGGTGATCGTATATTTATTTTTGAAGACACAGTTGCAGCTGCCACTAGCCAACCGTCATTGGCAGGAATCCATACAATAACTATAGACAGCAATTATAATAATAGAGTTAAAATTGATGGTTACACCGCAAGTAGTACGACCTCCGGCTCTGGCGGAAATTTGCGATATTGCGCAATCAATTCTGATATTTTTGAATTAAATACGTCTAATTTGACGCGAGAGATTGCGTCAATGGAATTTGGCAGAACTGCTTGGACTGGCGTTAGCGGAGTAACCACGTCTATTGACGTTCATTACGGCAACAATAGTTTCAGCGATTACGTCTCTTCTTTGTTTAGTGGGTCGGACAAAATTTCAGTTCCTACTAGTCAGTCTGTAGGCAAAATTGCACATTATCAATTGCCTAGTACGCTCGATTTGTCGGGCTACCAGCAGCTGTCATTTATGTGTCGCGTTGGAACTAGCTCAAACGGTGATATTTCATTTAGTACACCTGACACAATCCGGCTTTGCACTGATACGGGCGGCAACACTTCAGTTCATACTGCCTCAATCAATATCAGAAACGCTGGCGGAACTTGGTGGATTGCATCGGTTACGGATTTTGGAGCAAACATGAACAGCTCTATTAAATCAATTGCTTTATACCGAGAAGCATCCCAGTCGTCAGAAGTTACATATAGGTTTCAAAATTTTATCGCCTGCAAAGATTCATCTTCTGCCGATTCAATTACGCACCAAAGCCTAGTAGGGCTCAACGATACAATTCCAATTTGGTATAACGTAGCGTTTATAAAAGGCGACCTTGTTTGCGTCAAAGGTATGGATAATTACAGGGGCAACAAAGCAGGGTTTTACAACGGCGGTTGGGGCGTTAAGTGGACAAAATCAGGCAATAGCGTCGATATGTATAAAGTTGAGCCATTTTTGCCAACTGGAGCGACAAGCGACAGCCAAATTATGGACGAGATAGATAGTACCACTGGCTCTTACACTGACAATAATTTTGTGACAGTATCTGGCGGCTGGAACGCTACTGATATGTCATCAAAGTCTGGGGTTACTATTATTCAGGGCAACGGGCGAGGTACTGGCATTGAAGCCTATAATGAAACTAAATTTGAGCTGAAAGATTTATTTTGGCATAGCTTCTGGCAAGTAAGATTATACTATTCTTATCATATAAAAATTACAGACTGCGGCTTTGCCCATTTGCATAATACCAGCTCCATGAGCATGAGAACCCTATGGGGAACGCGCGGGCTTAAGTTTAACTACTTAAACGCGTTTAGGAGTTATCTTTATTTTGATTATTTTAGCCAAGCGTCAGCGGCAGTTGCTAGCGATTTTAATTTCAATTATTGCGGGTTCGGTGCTTATGGCTATGTGTATTTTGACATGGAAGCTAACGCAGGAACTCACAATTATGCAGATCACAAAAACTTTTTAATTAACAATTTTGATGCTTCGCCAACTCAAGCGTATGATGTAGCTCGTTTTTATGACTTTGATTTAGTACAAATAAATGAGTTCAAAACGCAAGGCGGCGGAAGAAACGCAACGCCTTCTTTATATGGCACCAAAAAAGCAACATTTGCTTCTGTTAATGTAACTAGCAATTTTGATATAGGCAGCGATACTGAAATAAGAATTGATAGCTTTACCCATACGTTGGCGTTAGACGCAAACAACCCAACAACGTCAGTAGGAAAACTTGTTGGAGGCAATCAACAGGGCACAGCACTTGACTATAGCGGCAACAAAGATTTTTATATAGGGGGAGGTTCGCTTATGGGCGAAGTTGAAACTGAGGGAAGCGCAATTAAATTAAACGGCCTTACTAAAACGGGTTATGGAAGTGTTAGAAAATCCTCTAGTAGTTCTCCAGTTTTTTGGCGTAATTTTAACGGCACTTCAGGCGACCAGCGTAGTTATTATTCCGCTCATTTAATTACACACGACAGCAGCACTGTCCATACAGCAGGCGGCAAATCTTTAAAAGCTCAGGTGTTAAGCACTTCAGCGTCAGCTGACACCGTGCCTCTTGGCTCAATTATGGTTAACGGAGGCACTGCAGTAACCATCTCAATTTATGTCTATATCACAGGGTCAAACGAGCAGGTAACTCTTTCAGCCAAACTAGCTCCCTGGCTAGGGTTAAGTGCCGATCAAACAGTCACCGCAGATACATCCAGCGGCACAAGCCAAAACACATGGACTCAGATTACAAAAACTTTTACGCCAACAGCTGCAGGGAAAATAGATATTGTGCTTGATCTGTCCAACAACAGCACTTCTAGTGTTATGTTTGTTGATGATTTTGGAGTTAGCCAAGCATGACTTATTCCCTTTTAAGTGTTTCAGAATATGAGACAACAAAGCTCTGTTTAATTGACTGCGGCGATGGTTCCACAGTTGAACTTACCTTCCCAATCGCTCATACTGAAGAAGAGATCTTGCAGGGTGCCAGCCATTACCGTGAACGTAAAGCTGCTTATGAAGCAGAGCAGGCAGCTGCCGAAGCCGAGCTAAAGGCCAAGATCGATGAGCAGTGAAATTTGGGTCAAGGTAAATAGTACGTGGAAGCAGGCCTCTGCGTATTACGTCAATGTCAATGGCACTTGGAAAACAGGCAGTGAGTTTCATGCCAAAATTTCAGGCACTTGGTCTGGAGGCGGTGCTGCTGGTGGCGGCCTGCCTTCTACTGCAATAATCAAAGGATTGGATATTGTTGAATTTACGTTGCCAACATTTGGTGTCATTGACGCTAAAGCTGCTGTCAATTCGCAAACCTTAGATATTGTTGAGTTCACACTGCCAGCCTTTGGCATGGAGGTCAGTTGATGGAACGTCCAGACCCGATGATCCCCTGCAAGCCTGGGGCGGAGGATGTCGAAGCGATGTCCAACAGGGTGCTCTGGTTAGACCAGCTTTACGTGCGAGATGGTCGAGATGACCCTAGCCATGAGCGTCATGGCTTTTACACTGGCTTAGCCATTAAATACGGGAATTGATGAGCAAAGCCTTCGCTCTAACACTTCTTGGGGTCACCCTCATGTCGGGGAGCGCTACTTGGGGGCATCACAGGTACGCTCCACGCACAGCAGTGGACATAACAGAAAATGGAAACCTCACCACTACCGAAAATACAAAAAACCAGTACGGTAGTCACGGAAAAAACGAACCCCACGTTCACCAATGATCAAAAAGCTTGTTTTTGGTGCAGCCGCTGGCGCACTTGCCTTGGCTCCCCTCTCTGCAGCAAAGGCTGATGGCTTCTACATCAACCCAGAGTTCAACAGTTCATGGTCCAGTAACACCTGGGGCGGTTCAGTCATGGATGGTCACATCGGTTGGGAAAAAAGCGGTTTCTACATTCAGGGTGGCCCTTCATGGGTAAATCCCTCGGGCGGCGAAACCGAAGTTGGCTTCTCTGCCAAGACTGGTGTTTCTGCTCCTCTTGCAGACAAGATCGATGTTTACGGTGAGGTTTCCTACGCCAAGTACGAAAACATTGACGCAGGTTATGGCCTGAAACTTGGCGGCAAAGTCAAGTTCTGATTACACTTCCAACGCGGGCCTAAACACGGCGAGAAAACCGCAGCCTCCCGGTGGGATCTAATCCTCACACCAAGCCGGGAGGTTTTTTCTTGGAGACAACCATGCAAAAGTACATCAACATTTTGGCGCTAGGCGGATTTGTTCTTGCTGCCGCCAACTCTGCTCTTGTTGTAGTTGCTGTGGTGCGTGGCCCAGCGCTTGTCGAAGAAAACTTAGACAAGATTCAGGCATTGATGATTGAAAAGATGCACAGTGCTCTTAGTGATTCTGTGACTGAGGCAATGCCCAGCCAAGTTAAGGAAATGATGCCCAGCACGACTGGTCCTGCTTTGCCTTTCTAGTGGCCGAGATTCCGACGATTGGCGTTGACAGGGTTTGGGTAAACGCTCCGGTCCTGTCAGTGCCTGCTGCGCCGCCAGTAACGGTCAACATTGGCGTGCCAATTATCGACATGCCTACGTTTGACCCAATGGATTTTAGGCCACAGCAGTCGGTCAAAGATCCTGAAGCGGTGTTGCCCAAACCGTCTAGTCCTGAAGCACCACCACCTCCAGCGACACCCACGCTGCCATCTGCGAAGCCTGCTGCTGTCGATGTAGATCCAAGATGTCCTCCCCTTCGTGCAAAGGAGGTTGGAACGCTTGTCCAAAACGGTTCAAAAAGAATTGCGGGCTACGAGATACAAGACGGTAAATGC